CCCAAATCCAAGGCCTCAAAGCCAAGGTGAATCGGCTGAAAGGACAGTATTCAGATTCCGAGCGGGAGCTGATTAAGGCCTACAGGTTGTCCGACGTGAGCGTCCAAGAGATTGTGGATGGTCTGCTGAGTTCAGGGCCCCATTTAGGGGTTGAGGATAAAAAAGCTGAGTAGCCTGATCAAGTAAAATAAAAGCCCATCCCTGGGCTAGACGCCCGTCCTTGGACTAATCAACTAACTCGTAATGCGGGCCGTCTTTAAAATGAGCCCAATGACCGCCCCACTTTAATCCTATATTCATAGACTTAGCCGTCGCCATAACAAACCCTGCAAAATACTGAATGCTCTCCCAATCATCCCAATCAATCGGATAGGGCATGACATCGACGGCTTTTGATGGATATTTATTGTGTTTAGAATCAGGCCACTCTAGTTGTGAATTGCCAGCCTCAAATAGCTCTGACTGCTGAGCTTCGTCTCTAAACCCAGACAGAACCGTACAATCTATATGTTTTATTACTTCATTAAATACCGACTGCAATCTTTGATCGCAAGTCTCAAGCCTTGCCATAGATCTGTGTGAAAATGAATACACTTCAAAACCCCTTTGACTCTAAATTATAAATACGCTCATCTAATGATTTAATCTGCCTATTCGTGTCGAGCTTGAAGTTGAATAAAACAATCAAAATAAATATGGTCCACATCCAAAGCAATAGCAGTCGGCCCAGTTGATTCATTTCACCCGGTCCCGTAGCATGTTAAATGCGCTATTAATATCTGACTCCATTTTTTGAATACGGGAATCATATTTGGAGGCCATCCACGCAAGTTTCACTATAAACCAAAGCCCTGCGCCAATCGCACCTATATTCATCACAACAAGAGTCCCCACGACCAAGTAAATGTTAGACATGTCTATTTGAGCTGGAATCACTGGGCTTGTCATGGCTTGGCCTCACATGCCAGCAGCACGGTGCGGAGCTTAGTAACGCTAGCCTGACTTAAACACGCAGATTTCACACCGGGCACTATTTCAACAAAAACCCAATCGCCATCAAATGGCGTAGGCTTTGGGTTTGTCGAGCACCCCAAAACAAAACTACTTACTAAAAATATCTTTAAGAGCCTCAGCGTCTTCATTCTCAAAAGCCTCCCTGATTTTTTTAACATCGTCTTTAGCTTGAGCTTCGCGCTCGCGCTTTTTAATTTGAGCCTCAATGCGCTTGAATAACTTTATAAGCTCTGGCACCGAAGCTAGAAAAGCAAAAATAGAGTTAATCATCTTTTGCCTTAGGCTTTGATAGCTCTTTATAGGCGTCTTCGATTTTTTTGGTCCTAGGGTTAATGCCTATTGTCGGCAAATAACTAAGGAACTTGAAGAACTTCTCAGCGATTGCACCAACCTGCTCATCGTCCTGCACATCCGGTGTGAGCCTGACTATCGCCGTCGCTACAATAACCAAGCTGCCAATGGCTTGAAAAATTAACGGTAGTTTCTCTAGTATGTCTTGAATGATTGCTTCCATTTTATCCCCCGATAAAAATTGTTTATAAACCAAAGCTCATATTGAGCATTATTAGATTAATTCCAGTGTTTGGTTGAGATAGTCCCGCATTTGAAAAATGCTTGATGTTTATTCCTACTTGAGAGCCAGTACTATCGCGCCATCCTATACCTGTGTTCGTTGCAAACTGAGTGTGGCCTGATATTAATCCTTTTGCCTCATGGAAATAACAAGGGCCAAAATAGTTATCAACATACATAAAAGATAAAGGCTTTAATTCAACGCCGAACTGTGCGCAAACATAGCCTGTATCTAAATCAATTGATTTGTCTCCGTAATAGCCTACTGATAAAGCCCAACTCACAGATTTTTCAAGCTCTGCGTAATAGCCGATATCTATTGCTCTATAAGTATCATCAAAAACCTTTTCAGAATCTACGCCAACGCCGTACTTGATTTTTAGAGTCGAGTCAGCAAGAGCCGATATTGAAATCAATAGGGTTATGATTATTATTTGAATCATCCCAACCTCTTAGCTACAAGGAACACTGTTGCTCTGGCGTTTGAAAGTGTTGTAGCGTTCACTATGGGGACGAGAAATATATTAGTCGCTTCGGTGACTGTTATTATCACTGAGCTTGCTATCAGCTCAAAGTATGTGAACTGACCGGATATCCCGTTAGTGCCCCCGCCTCCGCCCGTCCTACCGTGATCAGGAACCAATGCCGCCGGGGCAGTCGTTGTGTTCGCGCCATTAGCTGTGGTCCATCTTAAAAAAGCCGCCTGATATCCTGGCGCCACTCCCGAGTTTGAGAACACGCCCATCCCTGAAAGTTCCCAAGTGCCAGCGCTTAGACTTAAACTGTTTCCTGTCATTTGAGCATAGATGTCAGAGCTGTTCGCGCCCGAACCGGACCACGTAGAAGAATCGGAACCCAGATCCGCATACACACCGCCGCCGGCATTGGCATCAACATAAGCTTTAATGGACTGCTGAGTAGCTAATTGAGTGGCCGAATCAGAGGCCATATCGTCCTCGTCTAGAACCGCAGTGCCCGATACCGCAGTGTTTAACACCGGGCTAGTTAATGTCTTGTTTTCGAGCGTAGCTGTCGCCGCGCGCTCCGTCAAATTTGATGTGTTATCAACATTACCTAAACCCACGTCGCCCTTAACTATTCCAGTCGGCGAATTTATCTCTGGCGAAGTCAAAGTTTTATTTGTTAAAGTAGCTGTCGCCGACCTCTCTGTAGCATTGGAAGTGTTATCAACATTACCTAAACCCACATCGGCCTTAGCAATTCCGGTCGGTGAGTTTATTACCGGAGAGGTTAGGGTTTTATTCTCAAGCGTCGCTGTCGCCGCGCGCTCCGTAGCATTTGAAGTATTGTCGACATTACCTAGCCCGACTTGCGCCGCAGTAACCGAGTGCGGGTTTGTCGTGTCGTCCTCATGGTCTGTTAAATCAGATGCTAAGGCTTTTGCATTAATATCCGCCAGCAAGGACGGATCAAGCTTAGATTCTGAAACTGTGCCGTCTGAGGGAACTCCGATCACCCCTGTTTTTCCCGAAACGACCTCGATATTATTAGTGCCCGTTGCCGGGGCTGATGCAAAAGTTAAGGTCGCGCCGCTAAGGCTATAGGTATTTTTTTGTTGATAAACCCCTGAGACATAAACCCATGTATTGTTCTCACTCTCGGGATCTGTCGACAACGTGAAATCCACCTCGGAGCTATCGCCTGAGAATAGATCAACTATAAGGTTATTGCCAAGCGCCCCCGCCGAAGCAGAGACATTGTCGACAGTCCAAAGCGTTACGTCATTTGCATCAGTGAGCACAAACTTAAAAATACCGTCCGCCAACCACAGATTACACTCTCCAGCTGCGTCTAAAATAATAGGATTAGCGTTCAGTGCCGCTCCCGATGAGTCTGTGTAGGTTGGAATAGGGCTAGTTGTGCCTGCTGCGTATGTGTATAGTTTACCGCCGGCTAAGGGTTGATCGTTATCGTCGGTAAATTTATGCTTTAAAACAGGCGCAAGACTAGCCACTTAATACCTCAATTCTTTAACTAAGTTTTTAATTTTCGCTTTATCTTTTAGTCGAGAAGCGTTAACCAATATTCGCACATTTCGGCTTTCACTGAATATCTTGTCCTTGTTTTTGTTGATTTTATTCCTCAAGGCGTTGTCCTCAATGCTGTTTATTATATTATTGTAACCACTTGTGGCCCATTTTTTACGGCCCCTTGGCTCTCCGTCGGCAACTTTGGCTGTTGCATTCCCGGCTGCGGCTTTTCCTGTTAATGCTGCCCCACGGAGCATATCCATTAGCTCCTTAGATATATTCGCAGGCAACTTAATCTTCCTTATGGCGCTCTCGCTGGGTCGGCCCTTAATTTTCGATACACCCAAGAGGATATTCTTTGTCATTTGCGGCCCATACTTGTCTATCATTGAGCCAAAAACAGCCCCGGCAGCAGCACCCATTGGCCCGCCCAATACGCCCCCCGAAGTGGTGAGCCCTAGTAGTGACCACAAATTCACATTCCTAGATCCGCGAGTCGCATCTTTTGTGAAAGCCTCATTGACTTTTAACTCCTCAACAGCCTTTACAAGATCACTGTCCGAAAGCTCTGAGAGCTGCTTTAACTGCTTAGTCACAAGGCTCTTGCCCCTCATTACGGCAGTGACCTTGCTCTCGCCGCCTTCAACAAACTGAATCTCAGTTTCAACTTGTTCGCCGACGAATTGCTTTTTTAATTTTTCTGCTTTTCTAAAATTAAACTCGGCTCGCTTTAATTCTCTATACTGTTTAGATCCCTTCAATTTGCCCCTAAGGCTTTCGGGCCTGCGGAGTCGCTTTAAGACTGAATCTTTTCCAATTAATCCCTGAATCTCCCGATGCTCTGGCAATGCACTCTTAATGTCTTGCATTTTTAATGGCGAACTTAGCGTCCTTTGATTTGCAATATAGTTATCAATCGAAGTTAAAAAGTCTTTATCCGTGGCCGCGCCAAGCCGCTTCAATAATTCACGGTCAAGCTCGCCCCTTTTCCCTGAAATATTAGACAGTTTACTAAACGCACGATCGGGTTGACCAAAATTCTTACTAGCCTTACTGAGTAGTTCTGCGTCTTTTGCCACGCCTATCATGCGTTTTTTATACTCTGGGTTTTGAGCTTTGAGCTGAGTGTCCAGCTGGCCCCTTAGTGATTTTAGCGCCTGATTGAACGGGTCATCAAATGAGCCCGCACCGCCGTTCCATGTATTTACATCCGCATCAAGGTCTTGAAGTATTTTTTTAACATCCCTGCCGCTGATTTGAAACTTGCCGTTTACCGTTTCGCCTTTAGACCAAATGATGTCGGCATATTCCTTTACCTTTTTAGCCGAAGCTTTCGCTGCGTCAGAACCCCGGTTGATGTTTTCTTTTATTATTTTATTAGCATGGCTATATGAGCTTTTAACATCTATTTGCTCATTGCCGAGCATCTCAGTCGCATCTTTTGAGCCCCTAACCACTCGGTCCTTTAACTTATTAATTCCTTCTGAGATATCATTGACTAATTGCACTGGCGCTTTTTTCGACTTCATGTCTGATTGAACTTGCATAAATCGATTATTGAGTCGTGCCTTAGCATCACTCATTGCGTCTCTGATATGCATTCGTTTGTCTATTACACCCTCTTTTATCTCCCGCTCTAAAACTCTTAAACTATCTTTTGCTTTTGTAACGTTATCCTTGCCGGATCTAACGCCCTCTTCAATGTCATCTAGAACTCGACTGATTTTAGTCACTACTTCTTCTCTAGATTTCGCATTCAGGAATCGCTTGGGGTTTTTTAAAAAGCTATCTATATTCTCCTCAGCCACTCCGCCGAACAAACTTAATGCTTTTTTTGGTATACGAGATATACCTTTGGCTGTCCCTTTAATTGCCGCGCCAGCAAATGGCATTGCAGCCCCGAAGGCCGCACCAGTTATTGCGTTATTTATTCGTTGATTTGCGTTTACAAGGTCGTCGCCCTCTGGCGCATATGCTCCGCCGATGAGTGCACCCTCTGCCGCCAGTGTTCCTGCTTTTTGAGCCAAGGACTTAGCAGCCCCCACGCCCATCGCGCCCTTTGCAAATTTAACCGCCTTCGATGTGGCGGCTCCTGGAGCTAAAAAGCCCGTTATCTCGCCAGCCATAGAGGCCACGGGCTGCTCCGATTCTAACTGAGACCGTCGCTGATTTAATTCGTCGAGATTCTTTTCGTAGAACTCTGGGTCTGTCTCGCCGCCAGTAAACGTATTTTTAACGTCTTCGATTATCTCATTGCCTTTTGCCATGATTCGAGTGTCGTATCCCAGTGACATAGACTTTGACAGCTTATCTAGAAAAGCAGTGCCAGCGCTTGATTCCTGCTCTTTAACCGCCGGCTCAGGCCTCTCAATTGGAGACCAGTCATCCAAGCCTACTTTTTTATAAACAACCCCGTCCTTAGCTTGCCTTGTTACCGGAGCCCAATCGTCGGCACCCACTTGCCTATAAAACGTTCCATCTTTTGCTTGTTTTTCCATAGACTACCAATCGATTTCGTTAGTTTTTAAGGTTTTAACTGGCTCGGCAACAGCCTCGTTGTTGTTTATCCACCCCCCGCTTGCTCCGGGGCTAGGCTCTGCTTTTTGTTTGTCACGATTAGAAACCATTTCAGACCTATTTCTCAGTGGTCTGAAGTTCGCTAAGCTTTTCCGGTTATCCTCATAATATAAAGACTTGTCGTTTTTCGCATTCATCTGTGAAGTCAGGTCGCCCACTAATCGCCTAAGCCTTGCTGTGTTGTTTTTAGTACTGTCCGCCTCATTCCATGTGTTTTTAAGGATCCTTTCACCTTCTTTTTCGGTGAATTGGGCACCTAAAATCGTCCTTAAACTATTCATAACTGTCGATTGCACATCAGACCTTGCTGATAGAACCCCAGGAGATGTTAACCTGTCAGAAAGTATTCCCGTTAATCCGCCAGTTTGAACCTTGCCTTTTTCGAGTCGATTCATAACATTGGTTAATTTTTCTATTTCGGTCGATGCAGTCTCACTATCTCCAGATGTCCAGTCGTTGTAATCTTTAGCAAACTCTTGATCGACTTTTTTCTGCCCGACAGACAATCCCGGACTGGATGTCTGCATGGCCAGCATCTCTTCTCGCTTTAGTCCCAACTGATCTCTTTTTAAACTCAACTCTTCCCGACTAAGTTTATCCTTAACCGATAGGGCTCGCTCATACATAGACTTAACGTATCCAGGGTCAAAACGCTCCGGTATCTCAACCTCAGAGCCTATACCAGCCCTTATGGCCTGTTGCCTGACCTGCCCCCAGTTTTGAGAGTTAGCCGTTCCTAGTAGTTGCGCGCCGACATCGATTTTCTTTTTAATCATCGACATCTGGCTGTCCTTGTTTTGGATGTCTTGCGCCTTGCTTCTCTCCTGAAACTCATAAGCAAGTTTTGGACTCGCCTTTGCTAGATTAGACAACAACATACCCTTGTCCACCGATGTCGAGCCGTCGTCGTTTTGAGTCGTAGCCCCTGCATAAGCATCTTGCACGGCTTGTTTTTGTTGACGATTACCGATAAGGTCCCCGAGCCGCGTGCCGCGCTCATATGCCCCAATTAAATCAGGGGTTTGTTGCTTGAAATATATATTGTGATCGATCTGAGCCATTATGCTTCTCCCTCAAGTAGTGAAGCTGCGAGCATCGGCAATAGCTTGCTATAATCCACTAGCTTATTGCCGTGAGCGTCCTCAATAACCGCTAATTTTCCGAGCTTTGACTTTTCTAAGTCTTGAGCCATAATTCCAACCTGGCCGCCGGTCCCCCACTTCCTATCTTCATACTCATAAAAATAAGGCTTTAATACGGACCTGAGTTCCTTTAAGTCTGTATCTTTAATGTTTTTAACATTCTTTTTTAGTCTGATATCAGATGCGGCTATGGCTGTGACCCCCGCCGACATCCCTTGCCCTATTAGTCCAGATAAACGATTGGCTTGAGCTATATGTGCCGCCGCATTCGAGTTAGCCATTCCAATTTGATTAGAGGCAATAGAGTTTGCCATATTTTGTCCAGCGCCAGCAATCTGACTTGTTGCAGTCTGGCCTACCCCTGCCAGTGATGACAACTTATTGAATCGCTGATCGCGGTCAGCGTTAAACCTATTGTAAGCACTGTTATACTCGTTTGAAGCGTAGTCCTGGCCGAATCGAGATAAAGCTTTCATGTTAGCCCCTGAATTCATAGCTCCACGAGCCGATGCCGACCGCCCAATAGCTTTAATCCCCTCATCCATCCTGAATTGATATCCAGGGTCTTGTTGAAACTTATCCGCATTAAATGTGTCTGTGAGGTTTCCCATCTGCCCAGTTAATTGAGATAGCGCATCCGCCCCGGCATCCCTCCATGGCTCCATGTCTTCTCTGGTTTGGTCGTACATATGTCTCTGGGTATCATTAGCCGAAGCGGCTCCGCGCCTTTGCTCTTTAATTGCTCTATCTGTAGAGTTCTCCCCGAAAATATTCGTGCCTAAAACGTCATCAACAGCGCCCATCTCAATCCCCTTGTTCTATTTCTATTGCAATAACGATTACGTCATTGTTTGCTTTATATACTTTGTATCCTGCGGTCAGCGCTGCCAGTAATGTGTTTGTTGGCGTTCCCGTTGATAAGTCAACAGTTCCAACTACGGCGCGGCATTTATTCTTTTTCGCTATATCAATTAATTCTTTCGTGAGCAGCTGCCCGTGCCCTTCGCGCCTAAACTCTGGCTCAACATAAAAGTGCCCAATGAAGCATTCGCCATCTCTAATTTTATAAGTAGCGAAGCTATGCCGGGTTTCGACAATCTCAAAGCCTTCGCGCTCGTTAATATATTTGGCATATAGCGTGTTTTTTATCATCGAGCCCCCTGGCTTGAATAGACAGTGTTTTTCCCGGCTAAGGATCTAATTCGATAAGAGCCTCTGGATAACTGTGGAGCCCCTGCAATCTCGCCCGCCGTGTAATACACCTGACCGTTGCTGTCTATAAAAAAATCAACCAACGAGTTCGACGGCGATCCAGATTGAGTGACAGATAACGACCAAGACTCAGATGTTGGCAAATAACTAGCAAGCAAAATAAATGACTCAATTAACTCCTGAGCACTGTCTCCAGTTGTAACCCTCTGGACAACAGCCTCAATAATCGCTTGAGAAGTGCCTGACGACTCCAACTTGAACTCATTAATGATTTGTCTGGGTGTGAATGTATGAGTGCCCGTACCTGTATCAATATTTATAGCCGTTCCAGATTGTGCGTTTTTAAGTGTAGTTGCCAGCTTATAAGTGTTCGCATCAACAGATATGACAAAATAGTCTGTATCAGCACTTAACCCTGTCGGCAGAGTATTGCTAGTTGATACGCGGCCCCTCTGTCCAGTAACATACCCGTGACCAGACTCGGTTATAGTATTCTCAGTGTCATCGACATCACCGGCGCCAAAACTAAGCGCCCCAATGTTATTTAAAACAACAAAATCTTTTTCCTGTCCCAAAGGGCTTAGCCGATTCCTAACGTCACGAAAAAACCACGACCACGCCTGGCTAAACATTTCGCCAACCAGTGCAGGGTCTCTGTGTGGTGCTTCAAACGTTTTTCTAACCCTAGTCATTAACTGCCCCCCGGAGCGGCATCAACATGAGCGCCAATGACTACCCAATTAACCGGGTCGGTCATTTTAATTTTAAATATCCTGTCCCTTGACTTCCCAAGCCGCCGCCATTTAACACGGGTTTTGTATTCACCCACACCGCCGACTTGCCCCCCGGCACTTGTCCAAGATTCATCACTCCAAGTATGCCCGCCGTCGTCGGAATAAGTCAGAACCACTTGCGGGTCCGAACCGAGTCCCGAAGCAAGCCCGACGCCCGTCTCTATATCTAATTGAAACGAATTATAAAAAACAAAATTTAAATCAGCGCTAATGTGCGGAGATGTCCGCATACGAGTAATTACGTCGCCGTTGTCAGTGTATACACTATCATCAAGTAAATAGATTTTATTTGAAGAGTAGTCTCCGCCTAAATGCATTCCTTTTTTCGGTACAAAAGAGAATGCCCCAATTCTATGTCGCTCAAGTGCTCCAGAATTAGTATAAGCTCTCTCATGCCATAATCCCGTCTTAAAATCATAACACCATGTGGCTTCGGTAAAATTAATGATGTAAAATTCATGGCCTTTCCATTCATAGGCATATGCTGTTGCATTTTCTGGGTTGGCGTAGCTTGAAAATGTTTGCTCAATGGCATGGGTTGAGATTCGCTGGGGAGCCATACCCTGAATGGCGAATACCTGCCCTTGGCCCTGCTCGGATCGACCAAGCCAAGCCACTTTACCATTGATTTTAGCCACACTTCTACTGGCCAGGCACCCCACCTCTATAAAACCACCCTGGACTCGTTCAAATGGAAAATCAACGTTACCTGTGTTTACATAAACCTCAGTGGTCAGCTCATTAAAGACATAAAGATTCCTTTGATTTGAAATCAATGACATTAAGATATCCGGCGATCCCTCAGAGCTTGTAAAACTCAACGTGTCGATGTTAAAGCTTTGTAAGTCTGAAACGTAGAACTGATTAGTCCCACCCTTATTTACGATAAAATACCCGTCAATCCATTCAATGCTTGTAGCCCCGGCTATACTGATATAACCAAAACCAGCCTTCCCGGCAGTGGTCCATGAATAAGTTGGTGAAGAATCCCAGCCGGTGTCTCTTAGGTCTTGAGTGTCCCCACCGACTGCGGATAAATTAAAATAATCCGGTCCGGTTCTCGGGTCTGCGGATATCCTCAGCACATCACTTCGCCCATCGACAGCGCCCGTATTTATAAATTCAACTAATTCAGCTGTAGTAAAATCAACATCTGAATCTTTAAACACGGCTAGGTCTATTGTGTCGTCACCAAATGCTCGAAGTCGTATCCTCACTCCATTGTATGTGCCTGGCGATACTTCCGAATGAAAAGCAATCATTGGCTCAGATGTGAGCGCGGCCTGATCAGCAAGATCACTAATCGTAAATACAATTTGCGCGCCACTGCCAAACGCTGTCGTAGCCTCTTTTACCTCGCCGTCTTCTAAATATCCGAGCGACTCGCTGGTGTCGTCTAAAAACAAATAGTTATTACTTCCATCAACAAATACAGTTGATGAATCAGTCCCCTGCCCGCCAAAACTCATAGACCGCGCAGACATCACTCCGCTGGCCGTGTCAAACGTAAATGGTGAGCCGGTCCCCGCTGTACCGTCATCGTCACATAAGGTTGATGACCAAACGCCAGCCGCCTCAGTTAAAACAAACAATTGATTCCCAGATACAACAAAAATACGTCCAATTGAATCAACGTGAACGAGTCTAATCGGGCCACTGCCAACTGCAATAACCTCACTGAGTCCCGGAGTTGATTTATAGTACAGCCTTCGCCCTTCTTTTCCCGCACCCGACTCAATAACCTCAGGGTAGAGGTTAACCAATCTCTGAGCATCGACGTTAACCGACTCTAATTCATAGGCTGGACCGACAAAGCTAGGTAATTTCACTCGCCAGTTCTCCAATCCCACGCCAGCCGTCTTGTCGGCGCATCGGTCTTCATAAATAATGGTTTACTGTTTTTTCGCTTTATATTTGCTAAGGACTCCATTGCCACTCGCTCAACAGCGGGGCTGGCGGTAATCCCATACTCTGGCGCGATCTCACGCGCTAAATTAAACTTCAACATACGGTTGTAGCCTGGTGGTAAATTAACAACAGTTGATGTTGCCTCAAAGTTTTGCATTACTTTTTCCGAATAGATAACAATTTTGCACGCTACGTTCGGAACCGGCCAAAAATTTAAATTCATAAGAGGAAAAGAGGTGTCAACATAGACGCTTGTCGGAATTGTTGACTGCGAGTCTTTTATAGTCAATTCAGACCACTCGCTCATGGTTAATATTTTAATTGGCAGCTCGAGATTTGTACTGTCAGGGTCTTGGTATGATATTTTTTTGATGTCTAGTGGTCGCTCAGTATCGAAATCACCGCCAGGGCCGATTGTGTGGACCGCCTTTCCAGCAGTACACTGAAACGTCTCCTCAATAACTGAGGGTAACGTCAGGCCGTTATTAGATAAGCTGCCGACTAAGTCGTTTAGCGACTCTAATCCATCCGCAGCCTCACTAGCCGTGGGATTCTCGGCGTTCGATATTGCCCCAATAAGCCGAAGTGAGCCCTCAATAATGTCCAGAGCTGTTGCCATTATTTTTTAGCCTTTTTGGCGGCCTTCTTTTTAGCCACTTTCGGTAATTCATCTAATAGGCTTTTCTTTTCACTTTTAGCCGGCACTTCACTTGCGGGTTCTTTTTTTGCAACAGGGTTTTTGGCTTTGCCGAGTTTTTCCGGGCTATCAACATAGCCTGAACCTAGCGCGATCTCCTCAGCCTTGCTTTTAACGATCACAGCATCTTTTGATGCGTGGTAGAGCCATGTTGGGTATTGTTTTTCCATTTATAATCCTTTGCTGAAATAACCGCCCCAAGTTAATGAGGCGGCGTTGTAACTTAACTTTTTGAATTAACCCTGTAAGCGACAGGCCAACTCTTGATAAACCGTCTTCCATCCATAAAGTATGTCAATACGACAAGGGTTTGTGTCGCTGTTGATATTGTAATCTCTTACAATTCTCAGAGACAAACCGCTATCCGGGTCTGAGGCTCTTGCCGCCATGTCTACGCCTGTTGGCAGATATAAATCAGCGCTTCCCAAAACAAACGCATCCTTATGATAAGCCATGTTCACTGGGCTCACCTGTCCAGATGTACCGAGAACTGTGATCGCTGCATTGTCCGCAGGTCCAGCTGAAACGTTTTGGCTTGGGCCACTTGTAACGATAGCCGGGCTAATTGGTAGAGCAATATCTCCACTTGAATCGGAAATATCAGCAGTTACAACAAACTGCTTTAAACTACCAGTTGATGCCTTTGACTGTGGGTTAACCGCAAATACGCCGGCAACTGTAAACACATCTCCTGCTTTTAAGTCAGCCGCACCAGATCCCCACCCATCGGAATTTAATGTAGCACCCGTTTGAGATGCGCCATCAACAAGGGGAGTTCCAGCATGAGTACCGACAGTATGAACAGCTATATTTTGGTCCATTTTCCACTTAAACCCAGCGGCCATTCCCATCACGCCTTTTTCGTATTGAGCCTTAATTTGGTTGCTTGACTGAAATAACCCTTTTAAAGCGTCAACCATTGAAGCTTGAGCTGCCGGGTTAATAACTAAGCAACGATCACTATCAACAGGAGCGCCGGCTTCGTCTAGCTTTTGGCCAGCAGCAAGAGCTACGGCAAATGTCGCTGGAGTTGTCCCAGGAGCGCCCACGGCTTGGTTGATTCGTCTGTACTCAAGTAAGCCGTCAACATCAACCTGGTTCGCCAATGCTGTGATAGCGGGCTTGATGTAGCGATCTGAAAACTCGTCAATAGACAAGGCCATCTCTTTCGATGTAAAAGTCATGCCCACATGTTTTTGTTTGTCTAAAACTAGTGGCTCATTCGTCTCAACAACGTCTTGAGCAGTAAGAGTTGCTCCATCGGAAACGGCAAATCTAACCGGCTTCCTGATGTTTAGCGTGTCGCCGATTTTAGCGCCGCTTTTTGCAAAACTGTCATCGTACTTTCTGTTAACGCCTTTTGCAAAACCAAGCTCGTTCTTCAGAACCCTAAGTGATTCCTTTGTGATCATCGATATATTTAATAAAGTGTTAGCCATTTTAATGACTCCTTTTAGTTAGTAATGGTTGTTGCGCTCGCGTAATTGCTTTTCGCGCATCTTTTCAAACTCCCGTTGACCTAGAGACTCGTCATAGATGGACTTCTCTCCAGCCTTAGCCGTTCGCCCCCCTATAAGGGTTGGCGGCTTGGGAGCTTTTGTTGTTTTGATTTCTGTTTTAGTTTCTGACGATGATGATTTACCAATTCGCGCTTCGATTTTGCCTAAGGCCAAGGCCGCAGGGATTGGAGCCATTTTACAAATAGCCTCAAATTCTCCGCGATTTTTAGCAAGTTCATACATTAAAGCTGGGCCATTATCGGAAGAGATAATCACCTGCTGGACTGTCGGATTCATTTCAATGTCATCCGCATCAGTTATAACTTCGTCGAAATCATCAAATTCTTTTTTGAATGATTCCACGCGGTCACCATGCGCTTTATATATTTTATGCTGTTCAGCCTCAAGAGACTCACTCTGGCGATTCAACTCAAAGTTTTTAAACTTCTCCTCAACCTTCCAGTCCGTTAAATCTTCAAAGTATTTAGTCTCAGCAAGCTTGTAATCGTCATAGCTATTGAAGTCGTCCTCCAATGGCTCTATAGGCTTATCATTCGCAGATTGTGCCTCAGCCCGTGAGGTTTGGGGTTTGCTTTTAGCATCGTCAGCTTGTTTTTGCTTCAATGCCTCAGCCCTCCAAAACTCAATCTCTTGATCTTTTGATGAGATTTTACTGTTGAGTTTATCTATGCGTTTTTTAAAGCCGTCACGCTTTTTCGGTGCCGCATGCTTTTCGGACTCATCTGAATCGTCGTCACCATCGTCACTATCGACAGTCTCATCTGAATCAGTGTCGCCAGCTGCGCCATCATCATCCTTGTTACTCTGATCGTCCGAGTTATCAGTTGCAGACTCTTTGTCTGCGGTTTCGCCATCAGCTGTCTCGCTAGGCGCGGCTTTTTCTGTGTTTACCGAATCCCCGGCTACATTAGTCTCATCAGCCATGGCTTGTGTGACCTGTTCCGGTGTGTCCGAAGTGGATGTTACTTGTATGCTCATAAGTTACTCCTCCGAGTTGAATCCTGGTGTATAAGGCCCATCAGTAGGCATTGGTTGTTCGTTTTCATAAGGCGGCTCAGCCATCATTTCAGGGCCAGCGCCATTAAAATCATTTTGTATTTGTTGTTGGTCAGGAGGTTGTTTGGCTTGGTTTTGATAACCCAAATAATCTTGCCTGGCTTGATGCTCAGTAATCTCCTGCATAGTTGGTTCAATTGAGCTTCGAGTAATGTCTGCGTCCATTAGCTTTATGCGTAGATCGTTTTCAAGTTTCGCAAACTCGATGCGCTCTTTTGAGTCTAGCTTTAATTTTTCAATATTCATGCTATCTTCGGCGTCATTGAGGGCTGCTGTCAGCTGTTCAATGACTTGGCCCTGCTGTTGCATTTGAGCTT